TGGAACTAGCCATGATGCTAATTTCAAAGATGTAAACGGCAACAATACACTGGATCAAGAAAACACAGTATATCTATATCTTCCAAAATATGATATGATGATGTTTGTTAACCACGAATACACTGATGTTGAAATTTGGTATGATCCTATTAAAACAGACACCGATTGGTTGGAAAATAATTTTAAACCAATGGTTCAATCAATTGCCCGTCGTTATCTCTATGGTACCAGTATTCGCAGCCATGATGGTGGTATCGAACCCAAGCAATTGATTCATAGAACCGAAGTCTCTGAAGGTCGTAACAGCTTAAAAATCAGTTACCATCCATTGGGTGATACACAGATACGACTAGCACACACCAAGTCAATTACTGAAGAAAAGCCCGGGGCTCGTAGTCGCAATATCAAGGCAGTGTTTATTGAAAAGAATGGTGAACGTTTTAGATTCCCCTACAATCATATGATGGGTGCAAGAGTAATGGGTCTGCATGTTGAAAACGGTGGCCGGCCATGGGACGACTTAGGGGAGAAAATTTTAGAGATTAGCAGACGCCGTCGAGAAATTATGGAACTGCTGCGATGGTCTAAGAAGCTTGAAGAAACCGACCATGTCATGGAAATCAAAAAGCGCGGCAAGGATGAAGTAATGTTGATTCGTCGTATGATGGAACGGGCTGCTCGTTCAGGTGATCTTGGTGAAGTTAGAGAATATCAGTTGCCCAATAAAGACAAGCTTCTTGATCAAAGTCTAATTGCGGAAGCAGTTAGCGAATTTGATAGAACATTAGGTAAGCTACTCCTACCATAACTAGGCTCACTTTGCCATATTACGGCAAAATAGGCCATTGCATTGTTTCAACGAAGCTAAGTATAATACAATACATGCAAAGACAATCTGAGCATGAGTTGTTTGGCTCACTAGAGACTAACACTAACATTGGCTAATATAAAGGAAAACTATTATGGCTTCATTAGCAGAAATCCGCGCTCGCCTTGCCGAGCAAGCAGCAAAATCCGGTGGTTCTAATACCGGTACCGGTGACAACGCAATCTTCGCGCACTGGAATATCCCCGAAGGTACTTCAGCTTCAATTCGCTTCCTCGCCGACGGCGACGACTCCAATACATTTTTCTGGCGTGAGCGCCAGATGATGCGTTTTGAGTTTGCTGGCGTCAAGGGTGGCGACGAAAACAAAAAGGTTGTTGTTCAAGTTCCGTGTGTTGAAATGTGGGGCGAGACCTGTCCAGTTCATGCCCAGATTCGTCCTTGGTTCAAGGATCCCAAGATGGAATCGCTGGGGCGCAAGTATTGGAAAAAGCGTAGTTATGTGTTCCAGGGGTTTGTTGTAAACAGTCCTGTTGAGGAACAGAACGTGCCAGAAAATCCTATCCGTAGATTTATTATCAGTCCGCAAATCTTTACCATCATCAAGCAGGCTCTTATGGATCCTGAGATGGAAGAACTGCCAACCGATTATCAGCGCGGCACAGATTTCCGCCTTAACAAAACTCAAAAAGGTGGTTATGCTGACTACAGCACCAGTTCATGGGCCCGCAAAGAGCGTAGCTTGAACGAATCTGAATTACAGGCAATTGCCACTCATGGTTTGTTTAATCTCAACGACTTTATGCCCAAGCGTCCGGGTGTAGATGAAGTTCGTACAATTGTAGAAATGTTTGAGGCATCGGTAGATGGTCAGTTGTATGATCCAAATCGTTGGAGCAGGTTCTATCGCCCAACTGGATTCCAGTTGACAAACTCAAATACGTCTTCTAAGTCCGATGACGATTCAGACGAAGACGCATCTGCGGCTCGAAAGCCGGTTCCTGCTCCGGTAGTTAAGCCTGTGGTCAAGCCTGTTGTCAAGACTGTAGCACCAGCCGAAAGTGGGGCCAAGCCCAGTGTAGATGACATTCTTAAAATGATTCGTAGTCGTCAGTCTAATTGACACTATAACAGAGAGGGCAGAAGAACTGCCCTCTCTTATCATTTAAAAAGGAATGTGCTATGGCTCAAAAAGCATTTGATATAAGTAAATTTAGAAAAAGCCTAACCAAGGCTGTGCCTGGTATGAGTTCGGGCTTTAACGACCCACGAGACTGGATTAGTACTGGCAATCACACACTTAACTATCTAATGGCTGGCGATTTCGATCGCGGTATTCCACTGGGCAAGGTTACTATGTTTGCCGGCGAATCTGGCTCGGGCAAAAGCTACATTTGTTCAGGGAACCTAGTTCGACATGCACAGCAGTCTGGTATTTTGCCAGTAATTCTAGACAGCGAAAACGCACTTGATGAAGAATGGTTGCGAGCGTTAGGCGTCGATACTGCACCCGACAAGGTTATGCGATTTGGTGTTAGTATGATCGATGAAGTAGCCAAATTCATTTCAGAGTTTATGAAAGAATACAAGACTGCTTATGGCGACTTACCATATGAAGAACAGCAAAAGGTTCTTTTTGTCATTGACTCTATAGGCATGTTGCTAACACCCACAGACATTAATCAGTTTGAAGCTGGGGACATGAAAGGCGATATGGGTCGTAAGGCCAAGGCTCTGACTGCATTAATCAAGAACACAGTAAACAGAATTGCGCCGCATCCTGTGGGTCTTGTGGTTACCAATCATACCTATGCTAGCCAGGACATGTTTGATCCAGACGACAAGATCACTGGTGGTCAAGGCTTTATCTATGCGTCTAGTATGGTAGTAGCCATGCGTAAGCTCAAGTTAAAAACTGACGCAGATGGCAACAAGACTTCAACAGTAAACGGTATTCGCGCTGCCTGTAAAATTATGAAAACCCGCTACTCAAAGCCTTTTGAAAGTGTGCAAGTTGAAATACCTTACTATACAGGTATGGATCCTTACAGTGGCCTAGTAGACTTGTTTGAAGCTCGTGGCTGGTTAAAGAAGGATGGTAACAAGCTAACCTACACCACACTAGGTGGCGAACAGATTAAAGAGTTTCGTAAAGGCTACACTGACAAAATTCTAGGTGTTATCATGAAGGATATTATTGCTCGAGGCACTGATATGGCTTATCAAGGTGCAATTTCTCCCAACGGAGAAGCTGACGCTGCTCCTATCGAAGAGTAAACACTATGCTCAAAAAATTTATGCAAAAACTTGGGCGCCATCGAATTATTCTCGATAGGCAATCCAAAGAACCATATCTTGAAAGGTACTACCTTTTTCTCAGAGACAGAACATGGTTTCCTTTCAATGTGTTCTTGCACAAGTTTCTTAAGTCAGATCCTGATGATGTGCATGACCATCCATGGCCTTATGCTTCTTTAATTTTAAAAGGCGGTTATTATGAATGGGTTCCAGAATTTAACTCCACAGGAGAAAAGATCGCTGAAATTAAAAAATGGCGTGGTCCTGGACATTTCCGCGTATGTAATGCTACCTCATATCATCGTATTGAACTTAACCCCAATGTGACGGCTTGGACTTTGTTTATGCCCGGTCCACAGCGTCGTGAATGGGGTTTCCTTGTTGATAACAAATGGATCCAACACGAAGAATATTTGGCTAAAAAGGCTAAACATTGATACTTGGTTTACTAAGTATCCAGTACTAATTTGTACCAACTATGGAGAAACTATAATGCAAGACATGGGAGAAATGATAGTGGAAATGTGGCTATCTCTAAAACCGTATATTGATAAAAAAGAACGGCATGAGGCAGCAGTTGCATTTCTGAGAAGCTGTGAAGACTTTGTTGATCTTGAATCAGTAAAAGAAGCAGCAATCGACGCCGACAGCGCATTACTGGCTGCCTTTACCGAATTGCTAGGCGAAGACCCAGAAGAAGATTCTGACTACGACAAGGAATACCAATGAGTCAATGGTATAGGAAGGTGGCAAAAGATATTGGAAACCTTCCTGACTGCATTGCCTATTTTGAAAATCAATTAATTGAAGCTCGAACCGACCTCAGAATGATTGGTAGTCTAGAGCGAGCCAGTAGAGACATGCCCGGCATTGTTGAATATAGGTTCAATCAATTGCAAGAAATCGAAGCCATACTCGAGCACCTTAATATCGAACTACGCAAACTTCGTAGTGCCAAGTTTCGTCAGTTTACCGAACATTACAATCGTACTCTAAGCAGTCGCGATGCTGAAAAATATGTGGATGGTGAACCCGAAGTTGCTGACATGGATTCACTCGTTAACGAATTTGCTTTGGTTCGCAACAAGTTCATTGGCTTAACTAAGGCCATTGATAGCAAACAGTTTCAAATCAACAATGTAACCAAGCTCAGGGTTGCAGGCTTAGAAGATGTAGAACTGCGATAATGTAATAGTGATGAAAACAAGAATTCCGGGTATGATATTGGTAAATTCTCCTGGACCAACGCCGATTCCTTCGGCGGTATTGTCTGCCATGCACGAACAATCATTAGACTTGGCAGATCCTGAAGTTGATGCAGCTATCGCTAGATGTGAATCTGGACTGCTGTCATTGACAAGCGCGCCGCCAGATTTCCGGGTGTATCTATTCATAAGCAATGGGCACGGTGTCTGGGAATCTGCTCTAGTCAATCTGATAAAACCTGGTCAACAAGTGTTGATCCCTAGCACTGGTCCTTTTTCTGATTGGTGGGCAGAAATGGCAGTGACTAATGAAATTCCAGCAGTCCGTACCCAATGGAAGCCGGGATTTCCCATTGACCCACAGAATGTTGCCGATGTGCTTCGCAATGATCCGTCGCGCAAAATTGATGCAGTATTTGTTGTACATACTGATACTGCCACTGGTGTAACCAATGATCTTAAAGCCATCAGAGAAGCCATTAATTCGACTGGTCATCCGGCATTGCTGGTCATTGATGTTGTGGCTTCTTTGGCCGCCACACCTTTTTCAATACTCGAGTGTGGTGTAGATGTAGCGTTAGGGTCTTCTCAAAAAGGACTGATGATGCCGGCAGGCCTAAGTTTTATAGTGGTTTCACCGCGGGCCCGTGAATTTTCTTTAGGAAATCAACGACCGCGATACTATTGGGATTGGCAACGGCGTGAAGGTCCTCAAAATTATCAAAAATTTTGTGGCACAACACCTTTGCAGTTCCTATGGGGATTACAAACATCATTAAATCTATTGAAAGCAGAAGGCCTTGAAAAAGTTTATCAACGACATCGCCGCTTGACATCGGCAGTACATGCGGCAGTTGAACAATGGAGACAGGAAGGTTATCTGGAATTTTTTTGCAAAGATCCTCTAGCCCGATCAGTTTCTGTGACCACTGTTTCAACAGCCCCAGAAGTAAATGCTCACGAGATTAGAAAAATCGCCCGTGAAAGATTTCAAGTTGGTATAGCAGGTGGAATAGGCAATATGTTTGGAAAGGCTTTTCGCATTGGCCACCTAGGAGATCATAACGAAGCATCTATCTTAGCCTGCTTGGTTGGAGTCGAATCCACACTGGCTGCTTTGGAAGTGCCCAGAGGCCGAGATGCCATCGCCGCCGCAATCGCAAGTCTGCAGACTCCTGTGAGCCAAATATACAAAACCAAAAGTAAGCAAGCACTTACCAAAGAAAACTGAATCTGCTTTAAAATCAATGACTTATAGCACCTTAAAAAAGTGCTTTAAAATCAATGACTTACAGTACACTGCAGAATCTGCTTTAAAATCAATGACTTATAGAACCTTAAAAAAGTGCTTTAAAATCAATGACTTACAGTACACTGCAGAATCTGCTTTAAAATCAATGACTTACAGCACCTAAAACCATAAAAAACCGGTTGACCATTAGTCCTAGCTAGTGTATCATAAGAAGATGGTGCAACACAAGGTCCAAACTCAGCGGGTGTTGTATATCTGCAACATTGGTTCTCAACACCGGTTGACCTTTTTGCCCTGTGGGCGCATAATAACGTTGTTATAAACATTCCGCGCAAAGGAAAAACGTGTCAGCTTTTATTACTGTCAAAAACGGTTCTTACCGTAACTTCAACATTAGCAATCAGACATTCCGGCTCGTTGCCGACTACAAGGAAGGCACCAAGGGCGGCTATGTTACTGTTCTTGCCGACAAGACTTTAGGCGAATTTGCGGGCCGCGAAATTCGCATCAAAGTCAACTCCATGCGCGATATTGAGCCGGCCACTGCCGCGAATTGCTCTGCCAACACCATTGATGCCAATTACGACGCGCCTAAGCGAAAAGAGCCCAAAGACAAAGTGGTAGAAACAGACGAGCAGGCTATTGAACGCATTCGCGAGCGGTTTGACATCCTGGAAGAAATGACTGAGGGCGCTGTCGACGGCTCGGTTCGTGCTATGATTGTTGTGGGGCCTCCGGGAGTGGGCAAGAGCTTTGGCGTTGAGCGAGTGCTTGACAAGGCCGCTATGTTTGACAAGATTGGTGGCAACCGCCCTCGCTACGAAGTGGTCCGGGGTGCTATGAGTGCCATCGGCTTGTATTGCAAGCTTTACAGTTACGCCGATTCGGGCAATGTCTTAGTGTTCGATGACTGCGACTCGGTGCTGTTAGACGAACTCAGCCTGAACATCCTTAAGGCTGCTTTGGACAGCTCTAAGAAGCGTACTATCTGCTGGAACACCGACAGCCGCATGTTGCGTTCTGAAGGTGTGCCCGATCGCTTCGAGTTCAAGGGCTCGGCAATCTTTATC